GCTGTGACATACACGACTGGGACTAATCCAAACGGGTTGTTCCAAACGATTCGTCAGGCAGCGAATATCACCTCGGCAGTAATCGCAGGGAGCACAGTGACTATCACATCTGCTGGGCATGGATTCGCGACAAGCGATTTGGTGACGATTGATGGAATCGTGTTCGCTAGTGGGACGAATCCCAACGGAGTGTTCACGATCACTCGGATTGACGCAAATCAGTTTTCCTACACCCTGACTGGCGGAGTTGGGCCATATACAACAACAAGTGCGTTCGCGACAAAGGACGACATCAATAAGCGTCTGCTCTACAACCTCGCAGGTGCCGCCGGATTGTATGAGGTGGTGAATGCGTATGTCACAACTGCAACAGGTGCGTCCAATCAGCAGATCGAAATCGGAGGCCGATTCAGCGTCGGTGGTGGATTCATGCACCAACCGGGTGCGCCTTGGGGAATCCATTTTCAACGTCGTCTGTGGGTGCCGTATTACTACGAACCGGGTGGAACATTTGGTCTTCCAACATACACGACCCGAAAGATCACTGACGAGATCGCGGTATCTGACATCCTTGACACGACCACCTTCGACCGGATTGCCAACCAATTCCGAGTCAGCGGTGGCACTGCCGACTTCGTGGTTGCCATGCACGGATTCTACGAGGATCAGTTAGTGGTTCTCAACCGCAACAGCCTGCACCTGATTTCCGGCACGCTGGGTAGCCTGTCAGACACCAAGGTGACTGAGCTAACATCCGAAGTTGGATGCTTGGCGAGGAAGTCAGTTGTGATGAAGGGCAACGTGATGCTCTTCCTGTCCGACGATGGCGTGTATGGGGTGGAATTCCTCAACGACTACAACCTTCGCGGGGTCGATGAACCACTCTCGAAGAACATCCAGCCATACATCGACAGGCTGAACAAGAATTTCGCCGACAAAGCTGTAGCAACCCTGCATGAGAACAGATATTACCTTGCCGTCCCGTTGGATTCTTCCCCCGGGGCCAACGATTCATATGGCAACAACGCGATCTTGGTCTTCAATTTCTTGAACAAGGGCTGGGAGTCACTCGACACCTTCGGCGACTCTCGCTTCCTGATCGAGGACTTCGTGATTGGCAGCGCAGGGGTGCGTAACAACATCTATGCGGTGACGTCCAACGGTGGGTTGCACCAACTCGAGGCATTTGAAAGCTCCAACGACACGCTCAATGTGGACAACTCAAATTCTGTCGTCTCTCCGAGCGTCACGGCATCGTTGACGACGCGAGGATACGATTTTGGGACACTGGAACGCAAGAGGTTCACCGACGCACAGGTGAACATGCAGACGATTGCCGGGCAGAGCGGTGAATATGACATTTCATTCGCAGCGGAAGACCCAGATGCGGCCCAGCTAATCGGCACGACGACGACATTCCTTGGAGAACTCCTAACTCCGAGCACTCCCAACGAGGCAGAGACCGCAAGCATCCGGTGCAGACTCGGAGGGATCCGCGGTTCCACCGGGACGATGATTTTGACGAGGACCATTGGTTCTCCAAAGATCAATTCTGTCACTGTTTCTGGATCAGTGACTAACAGACAAATCATTTCTCAAAGATAATATGGGCGCAATTGCTACAACATACAGTTTTACAGCGACTGACACAATCACTAGCGCGAAGATGAATAACATCATCGCCCAGAGCAAGATGACGTCAGACGCCATCTTCAATGGAACGCTCGATTTGGCTAGCGATAAACTGCTAGTGAAAGCTGGCGGGATCACATCCAACGAGTTGGCTGGCAATAGCGTCGTCACCGCGAAGATTTCCGACTTGAACGTGACCACAGGGAAGATTGCCGATCTTGGAGTCACCACTGCGAAGATTGCCGATCTCAACGTGACGACGGGGAAGCTCGCTGATGCCAGCGTCACCCCGGCAAAGCTGAATGGTGCGCAAACTGGTTCTGCACCAATCTACGGAGTCCGCGCATGGGCGCTTTACAATGGCGTTACACAAACACTGGTTAATAGTGGAAACATTTCTGGCGTCACAAGGAATAGTATTGGGAACTACACGTTTTCCATTGACGAGAACATGTTGGCTGGGAATTACGCGATTTCTATTTCGTGTTCGACCGAAACCGCAGGAACAGAAATCGCAGTTGGTTATGTGATAAGCCAATCGTCAACGAATTTCCGAATCGCGTTCTACAATCCAGAAAATATTTCACAACTGGTGGACAAGGCAATTGTTGGAGTTATCCTTGTTGGATGAGTTAACCATTACTCCTAATGAATAAAAACTTAGGAGAAGTAATTAAAATATATGAACGCAATCAGATCGATTTTCACAAACTTCTTTACTGGCATCTATGCTTTGGTGTGGTCGTTTCCGATATCGACAGTTTTTGCTTGGGGTTCTACTCTAACTCGGAAGACGTCGAAACGGCGTGTGAGATTCACCACTCCGACACACTCTTTGTCACCATGCACTCTGGTGACATGCGAAAGGCTCTCGAGAAATTCCGCCATGACTTTCAACACATCGCATTTCGACGAGAATTCAAAGGCTCTCCTCAAGTGAGGGTCCATCCAATGGACTCATTCTACTCAAGACTCAAATAACACACTCCCATGGGAAGCGCACCTAAAGTTCCGAAACCACAAGACCCGCTGGCACTTGCTGGAGGACAGTCCAGCCAACTACTCAGCTACTATGGCAGCGAGGTTCCAAAGTTCATGGAGCTTCAGTCACAGCTTGGCCCGGGACTGATGGCGCAGATGCTTGGTCAAAGCAGTCAATTCCTAAAAGGGGTTGAGGGACAGCCCGGGTTTAATAAACTCCAGAAATCCGCAGGCAAAGTCGCAGGGCAGACAATTGCTGAACTTCGCGCTAGAGAGCTTGGGCAGATGACCGGGCAGGCAGGTCTTACCCGAGGCTTGATGGATGCGATCTCGCCAGAGCAAGCGGCAGCGGTCAGGGCATTAGCGCAAGAAGCGGAGCGTGCCAGAGCATCTGCGCAGGGAGTCACGCCACAAGAACAGCGCATGTATGAGCAGACTGCTCGGGAAGGCGCTCAGGCGGCAGGCCGACTCGGTGGCAATGCGGGACTCGCTGCAGAGATCATGGGGCGCGAGGGAGTGCTTGGCAGCAAGCGTGAAGAAGCTGCGCGAGCAGGTGCTAGAAGCTATGAAATGGCAGGTGGGTTTTACACCCAGCCGGGCTTGCAGGCACTATCGAGCGCACCGCTTGCCTACGGTGCAGGCAGTCAGAATCTAGCAACTGCGATGTCGATGGGACCAGAATCATCCGGCAAATTCGATTACAATGATCCATTGAATTTCGCGAGTCAACGTGCAAGCGCATTGGATAAGCAAGCGATGGCGCAATACCAAGCGGACCAACAACGCCGAGCGCAAATGATAAAGCTAGGCATGAAAAATCTCGGTCTCGCTGCCGCACCATTCACCGGAGGATTGTCTGCTGGACTAGGACTTGGTTCTGCTGCTGGTGGATTCAGCGGCATGATGAGCGGACTGGGACAATCTACGGGGCAAGGCATAATGGGATTGATTGGTAATCGTCCTCCTGTTGGCTAATTTAACACAATACTTACTCATGGCACTCACAGCAGGGAACATTGGATTCACGGGATACCAACAACCAGATTACTCTGGGGTGGTGGAGGCGTCGGGCTTGCCCATGCAGGCGATCGGTCAGGGCATTACGCAAGCGACCGATTACTTCAAGGAAATGAAGAACAAGGAGGGGCAGGTTAATGCCTTTGGCAAGAGCATGGACGCCATGGCAAAAGCCTTCCCAGATCAGGCAGAGATGTTCAGCGGTGCAAAAATGGATGTGCTAGATCCAAACGCCAGTCTGATTGACCGAGTGGCACGGATGAATGAATTCCAGAACACGCTCAAGATGGCTCAGGCGCAGCAGATGCTAAACGCACAGGCGCAATATTACGGGGCGCGAACATCTGCGGCACAAGCAGGTGCAGGAGCATCTACGGCAAGCAGCACAACGGCAACAGACAATGTGTTTGGCCTAAAAAATTAAAAAATATGGAGACATTTGATTTACTATCAATCACGAAGGAAGGAACTCCTGCACATGTAGTAGCATTGCAGGCGACTCAGCTTGCCAAGCAAGCGAGAGAGCTTGGCTTAAATGACCAAGCTGA